CAAATTGCTGTTTGCGAAATTCCTTTACACGCTCCCAATATGTCAATTCTTTTGCTCTCAAAATATTAAATTGTTCATTTTGCAACCTTTTTACTTCCCTCATTTTAGCAACGCTACGTTTCATTTGATCTTCCAAAAACTCACCCTCTTTTTTAAGGTTGTATTTTCGAGCATAGTAAAGAATTAATGCGGGAGTCATATTGAGCATCTTTGCAAGGTCGCAGTTTCTAATCTTTGAGTAAAGTTCCCTGATCACTTTGATTTTGTCTTCGTGTGTCATTTCCAATCCTTTCCTGTATCTTTTTTGAATTGTGCTTTGATTTCAGACGTAATGCGGTAATGTGCTTCCAACTTCTTGCATAGTTCGGGGTCGGTTTCGTGAAGTTCTAAAAGCTTTGCGTACTTTTCAGCCGTGAATGGTTGCAGTTCGTCAGCCTTTGCAAACTTTGGTGCGGATTCCTTTTTGCTCTGAACCTTGTTGATGTCTCCCGTTGTACGTAGGTTGGTAGCCCCATTTGCATCGTCGTCTTCTTGGATCACTCCGAAGCAAGCGGAAAGGGAGTAACGTCTTGCATAGGTTAACGCACTGCCGTACCCGTGTGGGTCGTTTTTAGGCGCTGGAACGAACGCAATACCGTTCGACATAGTTTCACCCGATTCATGAATGATCAACGTTTCTACACCAACGCCACCCTCTAAGCGGTGAATGATTTGTGAGTAGGTTAAACCATTCTCGTTTAGCGGTTTCTTGATGGCATCCGTAACGCTCGCAAGGTCTGCGTACTTGTTGCGGAAATGAGGGTTGGTACTGTCTTTTGTAGCACCTTCGATTTGGGCGGTTGCTTTAACCAAAGCTTTCGCCAAGTTTTTGATATTGTCCATAATTTTGTTTTGGTTCACAAATATAAAAAGGAAAGTTAATTGTGCAAACTATTTTTTTTAATCTTTGCGGTAAGGCACGTAGGCGGTGCGGTTTCCGATCTTTGTTGCACGTAAAATTTGTTTGCGGTTGTTGGTTTTTGAGTAACTAATATGTACCCATGCTGGCTCTTGTTTATTGCCGAACTCCCAAATTATTTGATCGAAATCGGGTAGCTTGCACGCTTCTTGAAATAGTTTAGCGTTTGTAGTATTTAAACCTTCCATGTCGATCGCTTCACCTTTACAATGTTGTGATGTTTTGCTCCCACCAATGGCACGGTTAAGATCGGGTGAACGGTAGAAACTTGAAACTCGGATTGCACCAAGTATTTCCCGTAATGGTTCGAAAATCTTTTCAGCGGTTAGCTTCATGATTTCAATGGTTTCTTCGTTTGGTGTGTTGTCAATTCCAAGGCGTGTGGCCGTGTTGCTATTTGTGGCCTCGGTTAGTGTAATGTGTTTGCTTATTTTCATTTTTCAAAAGTTTCGTTGTAGTATTGTTCTGCATAAAATGTATCTGACATTACTATTTTATCATGCTCGTATTTACCCATTTTGTAAGCATTTATAATCTGCTTCTCAAACATTCCAATAGCTTGATCAAGGATTTCATCCCAGCTTCTACTATCACCTTCTCCATTTTGTCTATTAACTAATTGTTGGTTAAACCATTCTACTGCCGTCTGTTTCATAAGAAAAATTTTGTTAGTTTTACCAATGTTTGCTGATCACAGTATCCCGTGTTAATTACCTTTCGGTAAGTCGGTGGGCTAACTGGTAATCGATGTACGGATATTTTCCGTTCGTTCCTGATTTGCTCCCATCGTTGCGCTAAGGCCGTGGAAACCAAGGGGCGAGCAGGTTTTCGCCCCCGTTTGATTTGTTTAATTTCTCGCATTATTTGAAATAACTAAATATGACTGAATAGTTTTCTACCGTGTTAAAATTCATTTTAAAACTGATCGCTACACCGATTCCAATTTGCTCGCTGAAACTTGCATCGGTAACGCATAACTCTGGATTTTTTAAGTCCCATTGAATTACCTCGTTAAGCAGTTCCCCAACGTGGCGGTCTTCGTGGTCAATGTAGCCTCGAAGATGTTTGAAGATTTCCATCACATCTTGGAAAATGTAGTGACTTAAAGGGTCGCACATATTCTCAGAATGTGCATGGCCAATAAAGATGTCCCAACCTACTGCAGTTTTATCGTGGCTCGGTATTACTTTCCAAAAGCGTAAAGCGTCAACTGGAAATTGTTTTTCGTTCATTGTTTTCATATTATTTTGATTTTTTGGTTTGAATTCTTTTTGAAATGTAAGCCCCGATAAACACCATGTAAATAAGTGTGAATGGATTTTTGGTCAGAAGAAACACGTAAAGCGTTACGATTCCCCAAATTGTTGTTTGCGTTTTGTTCATTGTTTTTTGGTTTATTTGTGCGTTACGGATGCGCACCCCCCGTGTTTTTATAGTTGAAATCCTGATTTAATAAACCCATTGCCATCAATTACAATTTGGCTTCCGTCGTTCATAATTTTGGTATCAAATACCTCAGTCATTTCTTGTCCGTAAAATGAATAGCTAATTTGAACAAGTTGAAAAGCTACAACGCCAGCTTGTAAAAATTCAGCATCTGTGTTTTCTACTCTCGTAAATTTCTTGGTTGTAATTGCTGTTTTCATAGTGTGTTTCTCTTTGGTATTACAAAGATAGGAATGAAATTTAATTATGCAAACTTTTTGAGAAAAAAAATTAAACTTTTTTTTTTGAAGGCATAAAAAAACCCCCGATTTCTCAGGGGTTCAACCAAAAATTAAACTACGAAAACAACGCAAAAACGTGGCTTACTCTACAAAGATACGACTTTATTTTCCTTCGTCAACAGTTATTTGCGAAACCGTGGTAATAATTGTACCCGCAGTGATCAAATAACCGCTCAACGCTACAATCGACGCTGGTAATGCAATAGGCGCAGTAGCCAAAGCACCCCCGACCACACCAACCACAATGCCAATAGTGCGCAGTTTCTTAAAAAACGGAGGGGTTTCGGCCGTCGCTCTTTCATATACCGACATTTCGTTTGCCTTCTTAGGCATTAGGTTTTTTAGATTTTTCATTTTGAATAAATTTAGTTGCAAAAATTTCCGTTCCTTTCAATCCAAGGTAACCCATGATAAAAGCAATGCCGTACTCGGCTGAACCTTGCTCCATCCCCAAACCTTCAACTACAATCGGGGTAAGATAGTTTGCAGAAAAAACACCGCTGGGAATACTCACCAACGCTTTTTTCCATGAAAATTCTTTCTTTCCAATCATAACGAGCGAACCTGCAAAGCCTGCAAATGATAGGCCGAGGTTTATTCCGAGGTCATGTAGTAACTGCTTCATAAACATTTGGTGCTTTTTCTTCTAAAAATAAACCCCCATTCGCTTCGAACTCCGCTTTTGCAGTTTCAAAGTCCTCAAAGAAATGGTTGGTATTATCATAAATAACTAAGTACTTCATAAAAGATTACCTTTAACAAATTGAACGGTTAACGTAGCTCCTGCCGTCCCAACTAACCCAAGGAAAGCAATATTGAAATTACTGCTTCCATCTTGTGCAACGCTAACAGTCGCTGAATTATGGCCTGTAAAGGAACTGCCCGTGGTATTCGATGCACCCAACCCGTAGCGAACGTTTGTAGACGTTGTTTTACAAATAAGCATTTCAAACTGCGAGTTAGTTCCTGAGGATTGCAAATACCTTGCACCGCCTGAATTAACGTTTATTCCTACCGTTGTATTTCCCGTTCCTGCGGTTCGCTCGATTACTCCCGAAATACGAATAACACCACCGACTGGAATGTTTGCAGAAGCGACTGTAAACGTCGTTAAAGTTACCGCAGTGGTTGATGTAGTACTTAATTGGCTAACGTCTTGGAAAAGGCTTGTAATGCGGTTAAGTGCGGTTTGTGTGGCCGTTGAAATAGGCTTATTTGCATCGCTTGTATTATCAACGTCCCCAAGTCCTACCATTGATTTGGTAATACCTCCAACTGTGCCTGTAAAAGTAGGTGATGCAATGGGTGCTTTTGCATCTAAAGCCGTTTGAGTGGCGGTGCTTATGGGCTTGTTTACGTCGCTCGTATTATCCACGTTTCCAAGTCCTACCATGCTTTTTGTAACGCCTCCAACCGTTCCCGTAAATGTAGGGTTGTTAATGGGTGCTTTTAAATCTAAGGCATTTTGTGTGGCAGTTGAAATAGGCTTATTTAAATCAGTGGTATTATCGACGTTTCCAAGGCCGACCGCACTTTTGGTTATATCACTTGTTAGGGCAATAGTTCCGCTCGCATTGGGTAAATAATGATCACGTGTTTGTGTTAAATTGGAGGTAAATATATTTGATTGAATAGTATCAGTTAAATGCAACTGCATAAAACCGTCTTCAATTACCAAAAGTTTGTGACCGTCTGCATCTTCAATGTGAAAATCCCCATCCGTGTAATGAATGCTACCATGATTATTATTAACTTCATCTAATAAATAAACCTTATTCGTGTACAAATCATGAGTGCCTAAGTCGACATCCTCGGTAGCTCCCGTGTAAGGAACTAAACCATCAATCGAAGGAATAGTTGGTTTATTCAGGATTTCAGCAACTCCACTCGTAGCGTTCCAATCTGAATTAACCTGACCACCATCACCTGTTGACTTTACTTCAAGGTCAGCATCCGTAATACCGTCTTTGAACCAATACTCAGTCGCACCGCTTCCACTATCAACAATAACGGTTAAACCAACGTAACGTCGGTCTTCGTTTGTGTAAGCAAGTGCCTCGGCAGTTGATTCAAAAACACCCAATCGATCGTCGACGGGAGCGGGCTTGTTGATTTCTAAATTATCGGTTAATTGTATCATTGAATTACCATGTTAATTGTTGCTATTGTTTGCCATTTGGAAGCGTAAAAATCGAACCCATCGTTATTATAAATCAATTCGAAAAGGTCATCAAAATTACCTTGGTCAAATGAACTTCTAAACCACGTTGTAAAGTTGTACGATTCAGGCGCACCAAACCAAAGGAATTTATTACTTGTTGCAGTGCTATCGAATACCACGTTGATCGGGGTATTTGGTATAATGCTTAGCGTGTTTCCGTCGAAATAGTCAATATCAATCAACGATTCAACCGCTCCGTAGTAAATGGTATCGGTTTGAATATCTGAAGGAATTTCGCAAATAGACAAAGCCAATGGAACGTTAAACGATACCACCGCCCTGCATCCCGCTACACGATCCCCAAAGCGATCAACGAAGTAATCCACGTTAGCATCCACCGAAATATCAAAGTCATTGCCAAAAGTGCGTTGGTATTTAATCATGAAATCCCCAGCAAGTTGAGTCATATCGCTCATTACCTCGTCGGGTTGTAGCGTTTGGAAGTTCAAAGCATTTGAACCCGTCGGACGGTCTGCTACCTTTTGGCTTTCCTCAATCTTATCCATGAAAACCAAACCTACCGTGAATGTAGCTGAATTAGAACCAAACCTTGCACCGTCCAAGGTAGCAAACACTAACGGGTAATATACCCGATCGATTTCTGGAGTAACAAAGTTGGTAATTTGTGCGCTATCGGGTTCGAGGATGTTACCAGTACCGAACGAATTAACGAGCGGATGGCTCTCGCTGAACTCCTTTAAGCTTCTTTTTATCGTGTTCCAACTTTGCATCTTTCTCTTTTGATAGGTAAATCCTTAATTTGTCGACGTTCTTTTTGTGGTAACTCATAGATTTTAATAACAGTCACAATCACGATTGAAATTAGCTTGGTAACGACTCGCAAAATCACCGCAACAACCGTAATTATTCAACACCAATCCCGCAGTGTAATTACGTCGGTTTGGTAAAATGGTATCAATTTGTCCTGTCGGGGATTGATACGCAGGGAAGTCGGTAATATTTGTCAAAATAAAACGGGTAATTCTTTCAGCATACCACTCCGCTTTCGATTTGTAGTAATCAATCAATCTTTGAAGTTCACTCATGGAGGCCTGTGTGCTATTTTGATCAGTACCACGCTCAACGTTCTTGTTTCGTAATTGGAAACCGAAGGCCATCGGGAACTCCATTTGTACAAACATTTGCAAACATGGCTGAATGTAGTCAATAAGCAAGTCTTCATTCTCCTGTGTTAAATCGTTAGCAATAATTTGGCTGGCAATTTCTTTGTAAAGGTCGCTACCTAAAATTGGTTGAATGTGCATTTCTTGGCACATGATCAACGTAGGGCGCAACTTCACCATGCTTACGTTTTCGTTAATCAATGAAGCATCTTTTAATTGCTTCTCGGTTATGAATAGGGCTTTTTGGCTCATGCTTTCGGTTTTACTAAGGTTTGCATCCAAGTGTGACGGCACGTAGGAAAGTGTTGGTTAGTTCCAGATTTCGTATACCAACCGCCTTTTCGCTCCCAAACCGAGTAACCCATGATATCGGAAATTTGGTTGATGTCTTGACGGGTGTAATACCTTCCTAAGTCAATCATTTTCGAGCAAAATTCACGACTGCCAGCGATCAATTTTTGAGGGCCGAATTCAGGAAGTACGTCGTATTTGTACATCACTTGCACCAATGGTTCCCCTTCGGGGTTACGTGGCTTAATAAAGTCTTTTGCAGACTCTCCAAGCTCTTTTAACGCTCCACGTATATTGATAGCCTTTGCTTCAATAAGTGCGCTTATACGGTCTGAAATTAGCTGTATGTCCTTACCTAACTTTCCCGCTAATTTATCGGAAGTAATGGCAGGGTCTTTCTCGATCAACTTCAAAATATCAGCGTCCAATTCGGCATACTCGCTCGCAAATTCTTGCTCCAATAACTCGAACCCGTAGCGCATGGGTCTGCGTGTAACTTCTACAAACTCGGAAGCGTCACGGCCAAACTTTTGAAACAACGCTAACTCTTCTTTCTCTTTGCGAAAATCGTGGTGCGCAAATGACTGCGGTTGCTCGGTAACGGTTACTTCGGCCAAAGGTGGTAAACCCGCCTTTTCTCGCAGTTCGTCTTTGGTCATGATTTGAAGCAATGACTGCTCCGTTAATCTTTCGGTAATTGGCTCGGTAGGTTCGATTTCCAACACACCCAAACCATTGAAAGAAAAAATGTAGTTGAATACTTTTTCCAACTTTTGAACTCGGTCATTAACGTAAACGGCTTTAAACAGTTCATAAGCTTCCACCAATTCAGAACGCCCACCAAGTTGCCCTGAAACACGTACACCGAAAAGCATCGGTGAAGTTACACGGTGAGCAACAAAGATTTCTTGCTGGATGGTTTCGTTTAGAATGTTAAACTGCTTATCGAGGTCGTTAGCGTTTAATGGTTCAATCTTTAATCCAGTATCAGCACTATCGTTGAAGTTCACCACGATACGCTCCCCGTCATCGCCTTTTAATTGCTTTTGTAATTGACGTTTGATTTCCCTTTGCTCTTCGTTTGAAGGTACTCCGTTATTGAAGTTGAACAAAAATCCACCAAGGAAACCATTACGTAAGTTGTTCACGTGGTAATTTGCAATGCGTGCATCCGTTTCGATGTAAGCAAGCGCACCCAAATACTCAGGAATGGGGTAATATCTAACGCTTGGAGCGTATGAACAATAGTAAAATAGTTGCTTACCCAAACGTTTTTCGGGATCGAATGGCATATATTCCGTCAATCCTTCAGGTTCACCAAACTCTTTCCACTCGTCAGCGTAATAGAACTTACTTCCATCCACGTTGCGACGTAGGTTACCGAAGTTTTTATGTGCAATTTGGCTAATCTTCCCGTTCATATTCCACACGATTTCCAACGCAAAGCCGTTAAAAATCTCAAAGTCTAACGTCGTCTTATATAGAATATCGTTTAAATCGTCGTAAGGGTTTGGATTCTCTAATAATCGGTTCAATTCATCAAGCATTTCGCTCGGTACTTTGTCGGCTTCATACGTCCAACCCTTACCCGTGATGTAGTTTACCTTCCCGTTTAAAATAGCGTTGTGCTTTGCGCTACGTTGGTACATTTCCAACAAGTAATCGGGGTAACGGTTATGCTCACCGTACATCACCCAATCCTTACCATTCGCAATCTTGTACTCAGGTAACTTCGTTTCAAAGTCCTGTCGTACAATGGGCGAACTGGTAGGCATACCATACGCATTTTTTACTCTTCTTGAACTCATAAATTTGGCTCTATGTAAGTTGTATTGTTGTCAAATACGATGTCGGTGTTTTCATTCGCCAAAACCTCGTACAATCCAACCTCCAACACGTTTAAAATTTCTTCGCTTTCAGGATTGATTGCTCCTGAATTACCCTCGTAAAGTGTATATAAACACTGACCAACGGGTAGATTACCAACATTGCAATCCCAAGCATCAAAACGGCCAGTAAATAAGCTAAGGTTTTGAGCCTTTTCAAAGCTAAAAAAATAGTCTTCATTTGTTGCTACGTGGTGAATGTTTAAATATACCCATGCACCGCTAACCATGTTCTCGGTTGCGGTAAAGTATAGGCGATTAACTGCGTTTGTTGTGATCAACTGCATATTTATATAATGGGAAAAAACGAAAATGTAACGAATAAAAAAAGGGAGCGTAAACGCCCCCCTTCAAAATATGGAAAGTGTGTAGGGTTAATCCAAAGGTACAGTGCCTGTGAATACAACGATTGGGTCTTTTTCCATGGAAGTAAACGTCAAAGTCATGCCGTTCAAATCACCCATCGCAGTTCCAGTAGCTGAAGTTCCAGTAGTCAAATAAACTCCGTTCTCCAATCCCATAACCCACTGCGCACCGTTTCTATCAGTAGCAATTACGGCCAATTTAGCTTGCGCCAATAGCTTTAATTGGTTACGAAGGTCAGCGGTTAATTTAGGCAATACGATTGAAAGTTCGGTTTGGTAAAAGGTAGTACCGTTTTCAACGCTCGATGTAACTGTTTCGGTGAATTGTGCCGTGTTCATTGGCAATTCAAATTCAAAGAAACCACCTGTAGCGGTTGAAATAGCACCGTTTGTAACTGAACCGTAGTCAACGTCTTCAAAGTTATCAATGTAAACTTTTTTTAATCCACCAACGCTGTCTTTACAAGCGAGTGAATATCCTGCGGTTAATGCGCAACTCATATCTTTATTTTTTTATTTTTGTTTAAAAAAAAGGGTGGGCGATTTCACCCACCCCCTCGGTTAATTGTTCAATCGTTCGATTAAGATGCGGCCATCATGAAACGACGGCACTGATCAGGGAATGCGATTTGAACGCCTGCCTTGAATTCAGCAACGAAACGAACTTCATCTGCTTCCTTAGCATAGAAGATTTCGAATTTCTCTTCTTCGTTAAGAAGGTCAGTTCCGAAAACAAAGTGAGAAGTGCGACCTGCGTACAAATCATAAGTTCCGTTCAATCCGTTTACTCCGTAAAGCTTGATGTTAGAACCTGGCAAAGTCAATTCGTAATTCTCAACACCATTCAAGTAAGAAATGTTGAAGTAGTTTTGAGCAACCAAACCTTGCTTAATCGCAGTGAATACGTCAACACCGCAGAAAATAGCAACGTCATCGTAACCTTTGATGTCCGCAGGAAGGTAAGTTTCAAACGTATTCAACAACTTGATAGCATTTGAAGCAGTTGATTGCAAAGTAGCGAAAGTAAGATCAGTAGCCCAACCGTAAGCGGTATCGTTTAAATCGGTAACAGAAGCAGCAGCGAAGATAGAAGCAAAGCCAGTAATTGAAGCAGGAGTACCTGAACCATCACCTTGCCAAACCGCAGTTTCCAAAGCCTTCTGAATAGAAGCAACTTTTTGCTCTGCGTAAACTTGCTCGAATGGAATAGTTGTAGGCATTGAACCCGCAGTTAATTGGGTTTGCATCCAATACTGTTCCAAAGCCTTTGGGCACATTGCTTCGTGAACTTTGGTGTGAACCGCAGTCAAGTTACGCTGTGTGAAGTCGGTTGTGTTTCCTGAACCATTAAAACCGCAAGTATTGCCATAAGTGAAGGCAGTTGTGGTATCCAACAAGTTCAAAGCAGAAACATACTTCACACCAACTTGCTTGTTGATCAAGGAAATGGTGCGTGCGTTGAATAACGACTTGGTGATTAGGGGTAGGGTCTGTTGATTAGTATAAGTACTTAACCCTGTAAAAGTGTAACTCATTTTTGTTTATTTTAATGCGTTTAAAAGATTTGAAAATTTATCGTTTTGCTTTTCCTTTGGATTCAAATAAGTGAAAGCAACAGGCTTTGAAACTTCGGCAGTTGGTCGGCTTGCGACTTCCTCAACAACTGCGGACATAGCTTCGGTTGCTTTACCCATTCCATCCATGCTGGTCATCATGTCAGCAATCATACCCTCCAACTTGGTGATACGCTCGCTCATTGATTCCATTTCCTTAGCGTGGTCGGGCATTGGCATTGCTTCGGCCATTTCCTCGCTTGCTTCAATATTTACTTCAACGGGTGCTTCCTCTTCCATAGGCATGATTTCAACAATCTTACCGCCTTCGGTTTTGATCTTAGCAACACCTACCAATTCATGCTCACCATCGGGAGCAGGAACTGCGTTACCATCCCCGTCGATTACCATTACCTCCGCACCTACAACGATCTCACCGTTGATTGATACTTGACCACCACTTGCAAGGTCGTACATGGCGAACTCTTGTGCGGTTGGGGTAACTTCACTCGACATCAGATAGCTTTTAATTTTTAGCAATTCAGCTTTAATATCCATGTGATAAAAGTTTTATACTTATGAAATGGGAATGCAAAAAAAAGTGACAAAAAAATTATAGCATCGAAAGGATTTCGTCAATCAAAATCAATTCTAACGGTAGTTGCTTTGAGGCTTGGAAAGGTGCGTGAATAAAATCCCCTTCAACGCTGAAACCTTTAAATGTTCCATCCTTAACCTGATTCCATACGTCTTCGTTGTTCACTTTGTACGTACCAAACCAAGTACCATCGGGGCAATCCTCGAAGCCTTTTGGCGAACCAATACCACGATCTGCATCGGTAATAAATGACTCGATCATGAACACGTCCTTCACTGGTGTTTTGTGTTCGGTATTGACGTTGGAAATGTACTGATTCAGCATAAACTTTTCCGCTATCTTCTTAATCGTTTCAGCGGTATATGTTACGTAATACTCACCAAACTTTTCGTCACGTCTGAAAATCATTGAATCGGGTATCATTAACGGACCCGTGACCAACCTTTTGTCTTCGTTAGCGGTGAACTTCACACGGTTGTTGAAAGCTTGGAAATTGCGCTCGATTGCAGGAGCGTTAACAAGTGCTACGAAGTCAACACCTGTACCTTCTTCATCGTTTACTACAAGCGAGTAAACGGGTAAATCATTGTAAGTATTCATATTATTTTCCTAATGTTGCGGTTCTTTGTAATCTTTGCGAGCGTTTTTGCTTATCTGATATATCGGTTTCAAGTACGTAGGTTCTAACTGTTTGTTGTTTTAAGTTACCCTGTGCATCAAGTTCAAGTTGGGTGCTTCCGATTGTTGGTGTAGTTGTAGCCATTGCAGAAGGGGCGGTCGAAAGGTTAGGCATTGAAGCAACCGCACCACCACCGCCACCACCTGGCACTTGAACTTTGTTAATTGAGCGAACGGTATTAAACCCATTGATACCAATTGTTGCAGCACTGGCAATTTTTACTGCCGTTCCAAATGGTTCGGGGTACGGGTTCTTTGCTCTTAACACTTCCGAAATACCAAGATAGGTATTAATCAAAGCTTGAGCGGTTGCGAGTGCTTTGCCCGCTTTTGTTTCCTTACCTAACGCATCCGATAAGCTACCAAACAAATCAGCAATTGCCTTTGTCAACGCTACCTTTCCTTGAAGTTGTGCGGTATCTAATTGTTGGGTTGCTTCATTGTATTGTTTTTGGTTCATCAATCCATTTTTATACGCATTATCTAAAATGGTTTTGATTTGATCGTAGCTTTGAGAATAATCTTGACGTTGGATTTCAAGTTGCGCACGTTGTTGTTCTAATTGCTTATCGGAAATTTCTTTTTTCTTTAAAGCGATTTGATCTTCTATTTCAACAGTTGACTGCCCGTAATCCTTTTGAATTTGAAGTAGGTTTTGCAATTTCTGCAACTCCAATTCCTCGGTGCTTTGCCCGTTTAATTTCGCATTGTTTATTAAATGGTCGTAGTATGCGTCACTTGACTTTTTGCTATCCTCGTACTCTTTGTTTGTGCGCTCTTGAAAATCCTTTGCGTTTTGTTCTAATTTCTTTTTTAGTTCTTCGTCTTTTTTTACCTTTTCTTGGCGTGCTTTTTCCTCTGCTTCTCTCGCTTTTTTCTCCGCTTCTTCACGTTTTTTCTTATCTTCTTCATCTAATTTTTGAATTTCCAACTTAAAACCCGCTTGTTCGTTGGTTATTTTGTCAAGTGATTTTTGTAGTTCTTCTTCGGTTTTCTTTCCTTCCTCTGCAACCTTTTCGGGGTCAAAAATTGTTTCTGCAAGTAATTGGTCAAAGCTTGAAAGGTTTAATTTAAAGTCAATACCCGCACCAAAAAAGTTAGCTGTTTTAATCAATCCATTAATCAAGCCGTCAACCATTAATGTAACCGCTTTAATAGGGCTGAAAAGTGCCATGATAACGCCTTTGGCAATTTCTTGGTTACGTTTAGAAGCTTCAACCGCTTGCTTTGTCGCAAGTTGTTGGCCTTTGATTTGGTTCTTTATTCCAATAATAACCGCATCGATTTCTTTGATTTTGATGTTTAAGATTTCACGTTGGGACTTTCCCTGTAATTTTAGAATGTTCTCGGTGTCCTTGGTTAAATCATATTTTTTTTGCGCTTGTTCTGTATCTTGTTTAGATACTTCAATGTAGTTTTCAGTTTCTTTCGATACGCCACCAACCGCTTCTTTAAGATCATCCCAATATGCTACAAGCGTACCAATCAAAACAATAATAGCACCGATACCCGTGGCAATTAACGCACGGGAAAATCCCTTTGTGGCCGTCGTTGCTACGTTTGTCGCTACCGCATTTTCGGTTTGCGCCTTACCCAAAAACATCAACGAAAACGCACTGTCTTTTTGAAGGATGTTTGTGATAGCCGTTACCCCTTCAAGCAATGCCATTGCGCCCTGTGTTTTCTTGATCGCTTCCTCAACCGCTTTGTTCTCCGAGCCAAACAAAGCCATCGCACCTTGCGCAGCTGCGAAACCACCGGCAATACCTTGGGCTCCTTGGGCGAACGCATCAAGCTTGAACGTATCAGAAGACAAAGCTTTGATTGCGTTTTTGGTATCGCCGATTTGATCCTTTACCTCACCCGCTCTCTGTTGCAATTCATTGAAGGCCGCCGTCCCAGTTTGCCCGGCAGCGGCCATCTTGTTTAACTCGTTTTCAATCGAGCGAAGTTCTTGCTTCAAGTTCTTGAATTGCCCTTGGGCTTGGTCCGTTTCCGACTTTACTCGTAAAACTATATCTCTTTCTATGTCTGCCATTATTCTGTTATTAATTGGGGTTTTGGTTCGTCTGAAATGAAAGCACCGATACCACCGGTTAATGTAAACACAGTTGGGGTGAATGGTGCCAAATCCAATACTTTCAAAAGCTCGATGCTTGTACTTTCATCGCTGTTTGCATCGTAATCGTTTACCGATAAAAGGTAAAACAAAGTACCGTTAATGTAGATCGGTTTCCTAAAGTCAAGGTTCAACACGTCAACCGCCGAAAGTTGCACATATAACTTTACTTTCTTTGCATCCTTGTCAGTGTATAACTTTACGTAATCCAACCAAAAGCGATTGAATAGGTTGTTGTTGGTGTACCTATAAATCGCACCAGTGGTTTCGTCTGATTGATAGTACAATTCCCGTGGGATGCCGAAACATAAATCGTAAGTAGGGTTGTATGGGTTATCCAAATTACCTGCGTACGGATAACTGGTGTATTCAGTACCCTCGAAAACAAATTCGGTTTCACTTGGAAATTCAATGTACTCATGGTAAAGAATACGAAGGTTAGGGGTAACGGGTTTCACGTTCAATTCAACATCGCCACCGCTCGCAGTTCCTTTGTTATCCATGTCGTAATAGCGTGCGTAAATACGTGGGCTTGGAGAAAATCCAACCATTACGCTATTGCCAAATCCAACATCCTCGGATTGCTCACCGTTGCTAAATTCGTTTGCACTTACGTACGTACGTGAACCATAACTTGATTGGTACGCACTTTGGTAACGCTTCTCGAAGTAACCGCCTGCATCCTTGTAGCTGAACTTGTACGTCTTTGGATTCATGTACCCACATGGAACTACTTCGTAACCTTTCTCAACGTCCCACAATCCCGTCCAATCGAGGTAAGTTGAAGTATCGTAAAAGTCGGAAAACGGTTCAATGTAAAGTTTCTTTTGGTCGTACTTGTCGGGCATGATAAACAGGTTAAACATCCTAACCAAGTACATAAGAAAATCGGATTGCTTAATCTTTGGAATGATTGTTTGGTTCATATCCCAACTATCCCCAGGTTCCATTAATGGAGTGCCTTCAATTTGGTTTAACCAATAAGATTCGTTATTTATTCGGGTTACATCTGTAATATTTTGAGTAATCAAATAAACTACATCGTATTGATCACCTGCACTTGCAGTATCTTGAAGGAAAAAGCTTTGTGATTTTGTAGTATTTGCAGGCGTATTAAATCCAAAAACAACGTCAAAATTTGAACCAATTAAAATACCATTTTTTCTAATTCTACTCCTAACTAATACTTGACCAAAAGGGAGCGTACCACTTACACAAGTCGCATTTACATTTACTTGAAAATTGTAAGTTCTATCAGATGGGGCGGTGAATTTGTAAGTACTTGGATTATATGAACCACCATTGAAAAAAGGAGCGGGGGTATCTGTACCAAATTGGTAAACCGTGCTTGCAATAGTTCCAGTATATGTTAAATCAGTATTTTGGCCAATATAAAACAAGTTTGTTTGCGCTTGTTCGTTGGTAATATAAGGTTTTCCACTAACGCCGTACGGTACTATCAACTGCTTAAACCATTGCGACGTAAGGAAGTCACTTTCATAAGTAAATCCCGCACCGCTCACAATTTTATCGAGATACTTTTTTACCGAAATAGCGGGGTAAAAATCACCCGTAGTAAACACGTCTGCATAAGGTGCAGGGGCTTGGGTGCGTGTGAAACTCGCTTGACCGTAGTCGATAGCAGGGTAATAGTAATCATTGCCCGTACTGCCTACCGAATTAGTCCACGAATCCACAATATTAGGCGCATCCCATTCATGGTTCAACTCGCTGAAATCTAAGTCAGTCAATTCGCTATCGCCTAACTGCTTAAACAAGTTCACGTTTTCACCGTACAAACCAAGTTCGTAAGTCTTAAATTGGCCGTCACTCTTGATTGCCAATAATTGCGCAATCCCATTAAATACCTCAACACCGTTCTGCAACACGTAAGCATTTGCCCGCACGCTCGGATCAAATCCAATTACCCACTGATCGAAACGATAAATTGAACCAAACACGTTATCGTTGTGTGATGTTCCTGGCACTTCGATAGTTCTACTAACCGTTCCTTTGCGCTCTACGGGGTTTTCAATGTCAGTGATGGAATAGGTTAAGCGAATATCAATATCGTCGCTTAAATCAAGCCTTTGCCCGTCTATGTAAAGTTCTGTTATCATAATGGCATCGCTTCATCAAAGGTAAATTTGTAAGTCATGGTAAGCGTATGAAGTTGATCGAAGTCACGCTTCCAAACGTTGTAAGTCGTATCGGTTACCAAAATGGGAACTAACATCGGTGTTGGTGTACCGCTAACATCAAACACCATCTTAACCCATAAACGAGGGGAGCGCACCATTTCAGCTAACCACTCAAATTCCGCATCGGTTAACCAATCACTCATAACGGTAAACTCTTTCGAATAATCCACGCTCGCATTGAAACGGCTAAAACTGCTTTGAGTATATGAATAAGTTTCGCCCATCGTGAGCAATGGTTTGCTCGCTTCAATTCGTTGGATGCTCTGTCGTTCACGGTTAGGCTTGTTAAACACGTAACTATCTACCCCACCAAGTTGATTTTGAAAGTGTACTTCGGTAAGATTATAGCGTTGGCAGTTAGTATTCAAGAAAACAAAGTATTCAGCACTTTGCAAAGTCAAATCATTTGCAGCCTTGGAAAGCGTCAATGAGTAGTAACCTTCATCGAAAGGAAAGTCAACATCTCCAGAATTTGAATCGTTAGTGTATGCCCCCGGTATAATAAACACCTCGGCAGGCATGAATGGAACAGCTATTACACTATTTTCGTTAGGATCGCTCGCATTGTGATACCCGAAGTTCTTAGTTTCAAAATAAAATTCACGAATTATCGTACCACCTTTATCGTAATACCGATAACGAACGTAGTCAATATTGGCCACGGTTTCAATCGTGCATGGAACGTACAAGTAACCGCTTTGCATATATGCCAAATTTTGAGCAATGGCAGTTACTGATTGAGGTCGATTTGTTAGCAGTTGATGGATTGAAGGTGTTGAACTAACCACGTAATCATTAAAGTCGTACTGGGGAAAGGAAAGGCTATCAATTGCACCACAGTACAAAGTTCCTGTAAAATCGTACGTTGTAGCACTTGCACCCGTGTACTCTTCCGAAAATTCAACGGTGTAACTTCCCCACATATTTGGGCACTCAAAACCACGTCCTTCCTCAATGTCGGTATCAATTGTAATAAAATAACGTAATACCTCACGAATGTTGAAGTAACCGTAATCGTTTGTTGGATTTGGTGTAGTCTTCAACCTTGCAACTAAGTTTCCATTAAAGGAAACATCAGCCACGTATTTAAAATTAGGTTGCGCTACGTTGGTACTCGACAAAACAAACGTAATTGGATTGCCCATCGTCGTAAATGTCTGCGGATTTGATTCTATCGTTATTGCCATATCATTTAAAAATCACTGCGGTCATCGCTTGGGCTGTAAATTCTGCAACCCTTTGCGCTAAATCATTTAATCGGTTTTCGGTAAGTGTTGGTTCAACGAATGGGTGTGCATACGTTCCCTTTTTGTAAATGCTTCTACGTACACGGGAAGCCAAAGAATAAACATCATTTTTACCCGTGGCCATCGCTTTGAATTGTACCCATTTCACCATATCCTCCAACCTTGGGTACTCCTTAACGGTAAATGGGGAGTTAGGGGCTTTTGAACTGCTTTCCGTACCACGTTGCCCGTACTCCAACGTCTTCCAGTATGCAGGGGCTTCGATTTCAACTTCGTAACCTTTTCCAAACCTTTTAATCGGTGCAACGATTAACGACTGCTGTAAGTTACCCGTCGCACGGCTTTTGTTTGCATCAATCTGTTTTCTAAAAAGTTCGATTTGCTCATTACACCAATCGACGATTTCCTTTTCAACACCTTCAAAAGCTTGGTCAACGTCGGTAGTGCCAAACCCACCAACCGCAGGATTGAACGCACCACTCACATCGTTGAACTCGATAAATGCCATACTTATTAAATGGGTAAATCAAAAAAGTTACCCATTGGCTCGACGCTTTATTTCAAATGCCTCATGTTTGCTTTTTTCTACTTGGTAACTTGCATAGTTCAGGAACTCCATCGCTGGCAATTCAAATACTTCATTCCATTTAAGAACATCGCTATTCGCTAACCTATCAATTACGACAATCCACCCGTAACGCTCGGTGAATCCTGTTCCAAGGTCAGGGCTTCCATTTCCGCCTTCAACGTCTGAATTTCCCGATCCAAATAGGTTGGTAAATCTTCGAGCAACTTCACCCAACTGGCCAAAAAAAAAGCGGACAACCCCAATGCTTCAACCGCTAACATCTTTTCCTTCACCAACGTCGCACGCTTTGCATGATCTTTCCCGTTGTACTTTTTAGGAAAATATCCGAACTTCGTTTCACGCAAAAGCGATGCAACGCACAAATGCAAGTTCTTTACTCCGTCTTCTTTTGTCTTATTCCACTCACTTATTTCTACGAACTGAGCGGTATTTATTTCGTCAAAGAACCTTGTAACGTAATAACGCTTTCCGTCAATCTTTACGAATGATTTAAACGGTTTAAACGGTTCTTTCTCTAACTGCTTTGCAATGGCTTCGTATCGCTTGCGTAAGTCAATCAACGGGTAATTATCCACCGCATCGAAACCGTTACCCTCAACGATAGCTACAACTGAACGCATATACTCCCACCCTTCCAAGTGGTTGAGGTCGGCTAAAAGTTGGTATTGGCCAACCGTTAATTTTTTCCAAATGTTATTGTATCGCATATTTTCCCCTATTTTTTTCTGCTAATTTATTTAACGCTAAATACCTCAAAGCATCCATGCCGTGGTTGAATGAATCAATGGGTACGTTGGTGGCGTTCCCGTCTTTTTCCTTCCATTTGTAAGCGTTCAATTCTTTGAGTATGTTACTGGACCTATTCGTTACATTAAAGCGAAAACGTTTCAATATATCAATCCCGTTTAGTATGCTATCTTTCCCTTTATTAGCACCCTCTATTCGCCATCCCATTCGCCTAAGTTCTTCTATGCTTTTCGGTTCAGCGGAATCCGCTACAATGGTAACGCTCCTATCAACTGCACAACTGGTCATAAAAAGGCTAATATCTTGGTTTGTGAGTCCTTTATGGTACATTACCTCGTCAATGATTAACTCACCGTTGTAACGGTACACTCCAACCACTGCGGTCGGGTCGTTAGTAAATCCGAAGTCCATGCCGTACCCAATCAACTGAGCATCGCTTGGTATCGTTCCAATCGTGCCCCAATTACGGTAGATTAACCCTTCAATCTTTCCAGTCATCCCACGGGCGTACACCTTCCAAAGTTCCTCATCCTCGCTCCTGATCGCTTCGATTTTCTTACGAATGATATCGGGTAAAAACGGGTTATGTCTGTGGTCGGAAATGATCAACTCAACGCCTTCCTTCCCAATTAATTTATCATGCACCCAAAACCGAGCGTTAGGGTTGTAGTCAATAAACACTTTCTTCTTTGTACGCATTGCAAGCTCGGAGTAAATTTCATAACTAATACCATTCGCTTCGTTTAAAAAGAAATAGTCACGTTTTCCGCTCTTTGCATCCTGAGAATCTTGATAGCTTTTGAATTCTATGATTGATCCGTTGTGGAACGTGTAGATACGATCGCTCGCATTGTACCCTTTAATCCAACTTTGAATATCAGGCGAACTCGCTACAATCGTTTGCATATCCCTGAGCGCACCGCTTTTAAGGTTTGGCACGTCTTGACCTACAACGCTAATCACTTGGTCATTTTCTCCGATGGCTTTCAAGCATAGCACCTGTAATATCGAGTAAGTTTTGCCCGAACTTGTACCGCCTTGGTTAACGATAACCTCAGCAGTCGAATTGTAATTGCGATCGAATATGACAGACGTTTGAAACATCAATCGAGAATAATTGCATCCTCACTATTTGAAAGCGGTGTAACACTTTGAACCAACCCAATCTGAATTTCGGCCTTTGGTAGGCTCACAGTAGTATCAACCGTTTCCTTCGGTTTACCGTACACCCTATCCATCAACACCTCGATCAAGTGAATTGAACCACGCTCGTAATCCCGTTGTGCTTTTTTTGCAATCATTGAAATCCAAAACGGTACGTCGTCACTCTTTGCATAATCCATCAACTGCGTACGGGTCATTCCAAGTATTCCAGTAATGATTTCATTCGCTTGGGAATGGCTTAACCTAACGTTGAACTCTTGTAGGAAGGTATCTTTAATTACGTTTTTCAATAGCTTTGGCCTTCCATTTCGGTTGATGTTTTCGGAATTAGTATCGAACCCGTTTTTAGGTGCTTTACCTTTTAGTTTTTCTCCACTTGGCATACTCCGTTTATTTTAATGGTTAACGATGGGTCTATTTTTTTCATGCGGTCAATAATGACTTGGCAATACTTTGGGTCGAGTTCCATCCCATAGCATTTACGTTTAAGTTGGTGGGATGCTACCATGGTTGAACCTGAACCTAAAAAGAAATCCAAAACTAAACCACCATCGGGGCAACTGCTTTTAATTGCTCGCTCGCACAATGGTATTGGCTTTGGTGTTGCATGACCTCCTTCAATTCCCGTTTTTTTGTGACGCTCAAAGTTCCAAACATTGTTCATATTATCGTGCGTATTATTAAAATATGCACGGGTTGAATAAAATTCCTTTTTGATTTCGTCGTATTCCTTTTTGATTTCGTCGTATTCCTTTTTGATTTCGTCGTATTCCTTTAAAAATGCTTTCCCATTAGCTTCTTTTTTCATTGAATCATAGTGCTCACGTGTTGGGAAAAACCATTGACTTTTTGCGAAATAATGCGAGGCAGAAGATTTGCCAGTTATTTCGATGATCTTACTTATATTCCATCCAAGTTTATTTTTTTCACTAATAAAATAATCCCGAATCGAATCCCAACCTTCATAATAATTTTCGGCACTATCATTAAACCCTTGAACTCCCAACATGACAAACAAACACTTTTCGTCTGCTATTGGGAACATTCTATAACTTTCAGTTGTTTGGCCTTGTCCGTAACCTTTATTCCAAGTTAATAAATTTCTGAAAGTTGCTTTGTTTTGTGAAACATACGGCTTAATAATATTTGAATAAATATCCATTAATGGTTCATCAATACCCCAACAATACCAACTTCCGTTTTCTTTAATGTGCATAAATTGAACAGAAATCCAGTCACGATTAAAGTCAAGTAAATCGTTGAAATTTAGATTGTCATTTAATACCCCTTCGTTTTCTTTTTTCATTCCGTAAGGTGGGTCATTGTGAGCCATGTCAGCTTTTTCCCCATTCATTAACCGAGCAACTTGGTCGCTATCCGTACTATCCCCACAAAGCAAACGATGCTCACCTATTTCGATTAAATCACCCAACACAATATCCGTTTCAATTCCATCTTCCGAAACTTCAAAGTCATCCTCAACCGCTTCCATTTCTACAAACGAATCAGTCGGTAAATCCAATCCCCACTCCGTAAGTTCTTCGGCATCCCAATTACTTGCAAGGTCTTCCCAATCCCATTCACCAAACCCAACATTGTCCTTAATGATAAACTCCTTTTGTTGTTCTTCGGTTAGGTCTTCGGCTTTGATCACTGGAACTTCTTTCAACCCTGCTTCCTTGCACGCCTTCAATCTCATGTTACCACCCAAAACAATCCCGTCAGAATTCACAACGATCGGACGTAATTCCAACATCTCAGGAAAGTCCTGAATCGACTTCACCAACTTTTTAAACTTATCGTCTTTAATTACCCTTGGATTGTTTGGGTTCGCTTTAACCTCCGATACTTTCCACTTTTCAATCTTCATACTTCTATTTTGTTAACGATTTCTTTTAGCTTATTCATGCACATAAGCTTTAATTCGTAATCGGTCGCACCGCCAACGCTCACATGGTCGGCAGTTTCTGCAATATCCATTAGCAAGTTAGCAATGGAAGCATACAACTCCACCGCACTAATTGCCTGATCAATTACGTCGGGTTGTTTTTCCTCGGTCATATTTGAAACGCTTTAACATCCGTACCTTTCAACGCATCGATTACGTCGATATTGTTATCGTAAAACATACGCAAACCAAGCGATGTTATCTTTTCAACCTTTGCTTTATTGCTTCCAGTTGCAAACACATGGCTCGGACTTATTCCTAACTCTTTCGCCTTTGCGAGCATATCACTGCCTACTTCGTGCCTTGCTGAAACGATATACAATTCGTTGTTTGGGCTATTTCTAAACCTCGCTACTCGCATTCCCTTTTCAGTCGTTAGCGTATCGTCGAAATCAAAACCTACTTTCATACGTCCAATTCTTTAAGCTTTGATTCACTCCAACGAAGGCCAGCTAAACCACCCCAAAGAAGGTAGGAAATGTAACCGCAATCGGTAGGCTTTCCCGTTTCGTAGTACGTCTTTGCACGGCTCAAATAGGAGTACATTCGTTTGATCGTTGAAACGCTTAACGGTTCACCATTTGCAAGCTGTTGCGCTCGAACCTTACCCACCTGAGTGGCGCATTTGTTACCCTCTTTGTCGTTCAGTTCAATACCTCGCTTTGCATTGTTCTTCACTGCTTCGGGGTAATCAGAATGGCTTTCGAACTTTGCGTAACTTTCCTTACGGCTCAAAGCGTTGCAAACCGCTAACCGTTGAATGGGGTCTTCATACTCCGTCTTCATGACCGTGTTGATCATGCAACGATCCATGAACTCACTTTTTGTTTCGTCTTGGTTTCTTTTCGGTAGTGGCATCGGTTGTTTGTTTAGTGTTCACAATTTCGGTCGGTTCACTTTCCGTGAACACAGCTTTACCAATCGCATCGTTTGCTTCTTTCATAGCTTGCAAATGGATAGCTTGATGTCTTAGGTCTAATTCAGCATCGTAGTGGTTCATGATCGTCGAGAATGCGTTAACGGTGCAGGCCTGGCATCCACCCGTCCAACGTTTACCCATAACCTCACTCCATACCCCACCCATTAACGCTACCTGTTCAGCACTCAGGCGCAAGGTCTTTTCATTTTGAAACTGTACCCATTTTGGATACAATGGTTCTAACCGCTTTAACTGTTCGTCGGTCATTTTGTTAGCTATTTTCATATTTCTTTAATTCACGTCGTAAATAATAAATTGCTTTAATCAAATCCTCTTTTGGGTTTTCGTGTTTGTAGTTTGCCCTTGCGGTGTATTTAATCACGTTACCTAAGTTGAAGTTCAACTCAAAGGCATCGATTAAGTCAATCGGTTGCACCTTCCTATCGTAGTGTTCGGGATTCATCGGTAAATCCTATCGATTAAAAAGTAAGCAATGATGCAAGCGATAAAACCGCACCCAATCGAATAAGCAAATAGGCTCAACACTGGAAGGCTAACGGTAGCAAAGAATGAAGCAACCGCAGTCCAAAACGAAAGGCATACAAAGCAATTGAACGGCTTGAACCCAATCTTATCGCCAATACCCGTTAGCTTGGTAATCGTTACCCCCGCACACGCAGAGAAAAACGCTATAAATAATATTTGTAAGTAAATCATTTCAATTTCTTTTTTAATTTGTCTTTAACCGTGTTAATGGTCAATCTTATACTGTTGTATGGTATCGTGGTTGATGTGCTAATACGTCGCATATTTTTGGCTTCTACGTAAACCATGAACAGGTTACGCTCGTACCAATGCAGTTCGGCTATTGCATCCTTAATCGCTTCCATTTGCTTACTCGTTTGAACCTCACTTTCATGGTCGTATATTTCTGCAATCACTTCAACACGGCTCCAGTCAACGTCAACACGCAACAAACGGTCACGGTACTTTTGATCCCACAACGAACCCTTACCCAAAAACAAACGGTAAATAAGTGAAAGCACGTACCACCGATGACCTCCCGAATGCCAAACCTCCCACAACTTAACTTCCTCTTTTTCCAGTAACGCAAGTAGCATTTCTTGGTATAGGTCTTCACCATCGAAGTGCGTACCCCTCACAATGTCGTAACATGATTTACGATAGCTTTGGTGTTGGAGTACGTCTGCGATCAGTGGGTGCATACTTATTGAATGGGATTTCTTAGAAAGGTAACCCTTCATCGTCAGGCGTCCAACCTGATTTTGTTAGTGCGGGGTGGATTTCGCTCGGGGCTTGCATGGGTGCATCTTTCGCCTTCCATTTTACCCAATGGGTTGCTTTGCTCTTTTGGTCAACCTCTTTGCGTTGTCCTACAAATACCTCGATGTCCCCGTATTGGTTGGTGGGTAAGTCGAGCAAATCTTGTTTTTTCAGTTGAACCTTTACCCCGTACTGGTTCGCCCAACCTTTGCCTACATACTTTTCGTTTTCCATATTTTTAAATGTTTGAATAAATCGCTTGAAAATCAGGGTTGATGTAATTACGCTCTTTTTCTCTCCTATCCCTAACGTAATTCAATCGCATTAAATATCCTCCAATTGGTTTGCCATACGCACCCCGTTCGATGTGCCAACCGAAAGCTCCGTCCGTAAACTCGTCTTTGTAGGTTGAGGTTCTGATATCGTGTTGGATGCGTTGTTTCACTTCGTAAGGTGCAACCACTTGCAAAGCTTCTTTAATATTTATGTGGTGGTAAAGTTCGTGAACGTGCCCCATCCAAAGAACGTCTGCACCGTCAACTTGTGCCCCCATCCTTTGATGTTGGATTACTCCCTTTGTTACTACCCCACCTCCCCCGTGGCCGTGATGGTATTTCATTTTGAAGTTTAGGTACGTTTTAGCATCGTCCCGTCGATGTACGTTGAACACGATCCACCCAGCGTATCCACCATTCAGAACGTTTGCTCCCGTTTTGTAATTCAGCAAAGAAACGAACCGCTCGGTGAGGTCTATTTCGTGGCGTTTACTCACTGCGGTTTCGTGGTTACCGTACCCTACAAAAAGTAAATGGTGAGCGTACTTCGCCCACCATTCAACTGCCTCGTTAACAACCAAGTCAAAGTAATTACCGCCTTGATGCTCTGGACGAATATCGTCTTTGCTCGCACGTTTGTCGTACTTTCCTTGCATGATACAAAAGAAGTCGCCATTGATCAGGATTTTCGCTCCCAGGTTAATGGCTTTCTCGATGTGATCTTCAAGTAGGTCACGCCTACATTTCGGGTGATCAAAGTGAAGATCGGATAGCATTAAGAACTGGTCACCGTCTTTGCATCGGATTGATACGATATTACGCCCGTGCTTAGTTGTTTCCATGGTTAGAGTATTAATCTTTGCTTCACCTCGTCTACCGTCTGATCGGCATAACCTAACCGATAGGCTAAAAGGTGGGTATTTGTTAAAAACGATTCGAGGTCTTTAATCGTTCCAGTGTACGGAAACTCCACGTTGATTGTTGTGGTTTCCTCGTTCGTTGCGATTGCAACGGTGATGGTGATTGTTTCATTCATAATTTTGGTTTTTATGGGTTAATGAATTGTTTATCGTTTAGTTATGCGATAACTTAAATTATCGTTCAGTTTTTATTTAATGATTGAAAGATAATACTTTGCGTCTTTACTTTCGCTTTCTTCGTAGTTTTTTAACAAGATATTTTTGAACCTCAATAGGTCCGCCTTGTCTATTTTTTTGGACTCCAAGAAAGATTTGTGATAGGGTCGGAATGCTAACTTGGATGCAAAGGTGTGGATGGTTTGGGATATTTGGATTAGTTCCTCTTTGATTTCAATAAACCGCTTTAATATTTCCTCATCTTCAAACCGTTCCTCTTTCAGTTGATTTCGGTACTCTTTTAGCGATGCACGGTAATTGTGCAGCCACTCGAACCATTCCAGTTCTTGACCTACTTCAAAGCCAAACCGATTGAATTTGTATTTGTCAAATGGATGTCTCATGTTTCCGTAATTGTTATTTTGTGTTGGTGCTCGATTAGTTTCTTCTTCAATTTATACAACGGCGTTCGCATACCCTTCACGTCCTCGATTACCGTCTTGCTTAGCATTTTGTCGTAGTAAACAAAGTCGGCTTTGTACGTGAACATTTTTTTGCCTTCTAAGGCGAAAACGAAAGGCACTTGGAGGTGTAGGTCTAACACGTCCCCGATCGTCGCTCTATGCGTCAGAAAAACGTATCTATCGGCTTCCTTCTTGCTATCGAAGGTAATGCCGTTGACCTTAGTTTTTTTATTGTTGTATTTTGAGCGTTTAATCATGCTTTTGTTTTGTAGTCAGGACAGGACTCGAACCTGCAACGATGCAACCACTTAAGGGTAAGATACCGTTTTCTCATTACGCATTACCTGACTTTTATTTTAAATAATTCCCCTTGCTTTGTCGAAGTCGATGTTTTGGTTAAACCATTCGTCCACATAGGTAAACTTTTCACGCTCACCAAACCAATCGTTATACTCGCAATGGTTTAAGATTTGCTTAAAAATGCGGTCAAGTTCTCGATCACTCTTTTCGATTACGTTATCTTCGTAATCCGTGATCTTGGTGATCTTGATTTGCTTATTCCAAGGGTTCTCGAAGTAAACGATGAAGTCATCAAATTCTAAATCGTGTGTCATAGCTTAGGCAGTGATATGGATTAAACCGTAAACATTTTTGCAAATTTGTGTTTTTGCTTTTTTACTTCGCTCGGTTGTTTGTGCGATCATTTCCTCACAAAGTTGAGTATCTTGGTTTAAGGCTTGCTTAACTGCCTCGATTGGGTCAACTCCTGCGATAATTAGGTTAATCGCTCTTTCTTCTACTGATTTTGAAAACATTGTGTTCATAGCTTGTTTGTTTTTGGTATTACAAAGATAAGGGTAAAATTTAATTGTGCAACTTTTTTTTTAAGAAAGTCCAAAATTATTTTCGTTCTTCTTTTTCATGTACGCTACCAACGACGGAGTCTTTTCGTAACTGGCTACATAGTGGTCTTTGGAAACGTTATCGAAATAGCCTAACTGCATTCTTAAATCGGTTTCCGTAGCGAACTGATCAAAGAATAATTTGCAGGCGTAAGCGCACGCAGTTGCGTTGTTTCTGAATTCGTCGCTTTCGTCACGGGTAAGAAACGCATTGAACATTTGCGAAAGTGATAAACGTTTGCTCATTTCAAAGCACCATTCACGCTGTTCGTTGCTTAGGTTGTAACCGCAGTACTTGTAGATTGCCTCGTAGGTAGGTGCACCGAAATCGTAAAACTTGGTCATGTCCTTGTTTTCTTCGTGGTATTGACGGTAGCTTGAAATGATCCACGCTTTGCGCTGTTCAATTGGGTAGTTACGTGTGAGAGTTGCTCCTGAGTGGGTAATCTTTTGCTCGGATTTGTTGAAGCGCACAACGTAGTTACTTACCCATTGCACAATCAGGCGAATGGAAGGTTTAAATGCTTCGGTGCTTTCCTTACGTCCGTTTCTGAGTGCTTGCTCGAATTGGTCGGTTGTTAGGTTGGTGTATGTTTCAAGGTCTTCTTCTAAGGCTTCGACCTGGCGCATAATGTTTTCCCCAACGGTTACATTGTTGTTGAAGTAATCGTAAAGTTTGAGCAGTTGTTTGGTTAGGTATTCCGCTCTGGTTGATGGTTGCATTTCTTTTATTTTCATATCGTTTTTTTTATGGTTGTTTTCCGAATTTTCTCTCGACCACCCACTGAGCAATTTCGTCGGCTGTCATTTGGTTAGCGTCAAGCTTTTGTTCTTTTGGTTTGTTAATCTTGTTCAGGTCAATGCGTTTTATCCAGTGCGCAAAGTGTTTGAATGAATCCGCTTTGAAGTGGTACATTTTTGCTTCAAGTTCTTGGTAGTTCACAAAGGTATCGACTGCGGTTTGTATTTGTTCAACGGTGTAATTTGTTGCCTGTTTTAGGTTGTGAATGTGAAGTTCTAATTGCTCGTTGATGTACTCTTTGCAGTCACTTGGTTTCAAATTTTGAAATGGCTCTTTAATACTACTACTACTATTAGTAGATTCTTTATTTTTGATTCTTTCTTCTTTCTTATTTATGTTAACGGATTCGCTAAAATTTTTTAATAGCATTTGTTCATTTTCTTTTATCGCATTCGTTTCGAATTGTGAAATGCTAAACGGATTCGCTAAAATTTTTTTATCGAATGTGATGCGAATAATGGGTGCTTGGTTCTTCTTTCCTTGCTCCAAAATTGCGATCAATCCTTTTGATTGCAGGCCTTCAAGTGTACGGTAATAGGTTGGATGGGATAGGTTCAAATGTGCCGAGGTTGTACGGGTAGGTAAACCAAATAACTCCGATCTAAGCGTGTTTTGTAGGTTGATAATAACGAACATCAAAGCGATTTCATTGGTCGTTAATATGCCTTCCTTAATGATCGAATTAAGGCGAAAATTGTAATCAATCAAGTTCATACAGTTCTATTGCTTTGAATATTTGTAAAACAACCTGAGGCACTATTGCGTTTCCTCCTGCTTTGATTGATTCGTTTCTCCACTTAGAAAAGGTAATTCCGTCCAATCGGTTGGAAATCCCATCATTTCCATTACAAATTGGGGAGACAGTTGGGAAATTTTGCCACTGTTCCCCCTGTTTATGAATGAACCTAAATCGTCCCCCTTCCAATTTTCGCTTGGTCTTCTTGCATTTGAATCGCTCTTTACTGGTGTTGGTAGCATCCCTTGGTAAATCATTTGATTGATTGTTGCAGTTAAATCTGTTTGCTTCTTTTTCCCTTTTTCGTTTTTCCAATAAAGTCCCGTCCATTCCCAACCCTCTTTTTGTTTGTAATTCATTTGAACCCTTGTCGGTGTTGGTAGCATCCCCATTACTGCAAAATTTTGTAGATACATTCCCCTTGTTTTGCCCCCGTACTTCTCTTTCCTCTTTATTGTTTGTTCTACCGTTGTCGCTCGATCTTGCGCCATCGGAGTAGGCAACAAACCAAACTCGGTCCCGTCGGTGTGGTGCGTTGACGGAAACAGCTGGAAGTATAAACGGTTGTACTTCGTACCCTTCATTTTCCAAGTCAGTTTGCACCTCTTCGAATACCAACCCTCCATTCCAATTAACAAGGCCGAGAACGTTTTCGCCCACAATCCAACGTGGTTGAATTTCTCGAATTGCTCTAAGCATCTCAGGCCATAAATGGCGTTCGTCTTCCTTTCCAAGTCGCTTTCCTGCTGTTGAGTAGGGTTGACATGGGAAACCTCCAGTGAGGATGTCAATTCCTCCTCGGTGAATAGTGAAATCTGTTTTTGTGATGTCATCGTAACTAATTGATTTTGACCAATAATATTTTAAAACTTTTTTACCGAAGTCATTCCACTCGCAGTGAAATACATTCTCCCAACCCATCCACTCGGAAGCTAAATCAAAGCCACCGATTCCACTAAATAAACTTCCATGTTTCATAAATAATAAACCCCACCAAGAACGGTATAGCGGTACACGTCCAAGGCAGGGTCATTAGGTTTTATAAAAGGCAAATCCGCTAATTTGCTTTTGTTTCTGCTTCAAAGATATCATGAATTGTCAGGTTTAACCTGATATTTTTACTAAAAAACGTTAACTTCCACAACCGAAACAGTCAAAGTTGGAGTCGTTAGGACGTTCAGGGTATTCAACCGATCGAAGCAGTTGTTTAATTTCGCTGATCTCTTGACGCAGTACCATTTCTTCATCGCATAGTTGCCCCGTTAATTGGTTTTCCAAGTAACTCATTTTCCATTTTAGGGATTCAATGTCCTGTTTGTTCTGTGGTTTCTGATATTTCATTTTGTGTTTGATTAAATTGTTCTTCGATTTGATTTAATACGTCTTCCAGTACCGCCATTTGTGCAGGATGCCAGGTTGCAAGCGCACCCGTAACCGCATCAATACCTCGACTTATTTGCATCATAAGTTCTTCATCCTCACCCCAAAACGCTACGGAAAGCGTGTTGAGGTAAACTGATAGGTCTTGCTCTAAAAGGTTCAATCTGTTCTTCAAGGATTGACGGTAGGCCTTGGTGCGTTTTAGGTCATCCAAGGTTTCCGCAAGGGCTTGCATCAACACCACGGCACGGGTTACGGCTAACTGTTCTTTGGTTGGGTCGGGGTAGTTCATAGTGCTGTATAGTTGTAAGTCTTGGAAAGTTCAAACCCAACACGGTTAATCAGGTGCATGGCTTGGAGTGCCTTAAAAAAGTCCTTATGCTCAATGCACTGGGAACGTAAACGGTACAACCGTTGCATCCGTTGGTTTAAAATATCGAAACGGCTAACCTTTGAAAGGTCAAGTTTCTTTGCGGTGTATTCCGCATTTACGTGTACTTCCATGGCTTTAAGTTTAATACCTTGAATGAAGTCAATTAGTTGTTGTGGGCTTGTTCTCATTTCATTGTAACTTTTAAGGTCGTTGTACTTCTTTTTATTGGTGGGGTAATGGTAACTATTTCACCGTTACCGTCCACAATGTTTTCAGGCTTCGTTAGTGATCTTAACCACTTTTCACGGGCTTTCAGCATTTCTGTTGTACGTTCTACGTTTTCCTTCAAAATAATCCATTCGATATCGTTGCAACTTTCGTAGTCGTACTTAACACCCATTTCCGAAGTTGTGGCCACCGCTCCAAACATTTCAGCCGTTTTCCCGTGCTTTTCCTGCTCGTTGATTGCAAGATACTGCGTATCGGTTAAAGTCTGCTCTAATGCCTTAATAATCATGCGTGCTTTGATCGCAAACTCCAATGGGTTGATATTACCCTCTTCAATTTGAATGCGAAACTCTTGGTGCATCAACTCGACCTGCTCCCGTCCAGTTACGGATGAAAGCAGGTTGTTGGATTCGGTTATGATACTATTCATTGTATTGCTTTTTTATCAAATTGTAGAATGGGTGAAAACGTCCATGGGTTTCGTATTGCTGTTTTCTAAATTCCTTTACTCGATCCCAATAGGGCATTTCTTTTTCTCTTAAAATGTTAAATTGTTCATTTTGCAATCTTTTTACTTCCCTCATTTTAGCAACGCTACGTCTCATTTGATCTTCTAAAAATTCACCCTCTTTTTTAAGGTTGTATTTTCGAGCATAGTAAAGAATTAATGCGGGAGTCATGTCGAGCATCTTTGCAAGGTCGCAGTTTTTAATCTTTGAGTAAAGTTCCCTGATCACTTTGATTTTATCTTCCTTTGTCATCATTTCCAATCCTTTCCAGTATCTTTTTTGAATTGTGCTTTGATTTCAGAAGTGATGCGGTAATGCGATTCCAACTTCTTGCATAACTCAGGATCGGTTTCGTGAAGTTCTAAAAGCTTTGCATACTTTTCAGCCGTAAATGGTTGCAGTTCGTCAGCCTTTGCGAACTTTGGAGCGGCTTCCTTTTTGCTCTGAACCTTGTTAATGTCTCCCGTTGTACGTAGGTTGGTAGCTCCATTTGCGTCGTCATCTTCTTGGATCACTCCGAAGCAAGCGGAAAGGGAGTAACGTCTTGCATAGGTTAACGCACTGCCGTACCCGTGTGGGTCGTTTTTAGGCGCTGGAACG